AAGTCGGAAGGTGTAGTTGTTGATTATGTAGATCCTGCTTGTTTAGTTTATTCATATACAGAAGATCCTAACTTTGAAGATTTATATTATGTTGGTGAAGTTAAATCTGTTTATTTATCTGATATTAAAAAACAATATCCTAACTTAACTAAAGAAGAATTAGAGACTATACAAAAGTATCCAGGTAATTCTGAGTATTTAAGAAACTGGAGTGGTAGACAAGATGATCAAACAGTACAAGTATTATATTTTGAATATAAAAGTTATTCTGATCAAGTATTTAAAATAAAAAATACAGATCAAGGTTTAGAAAAAGCTTTACAAAAGTCAGATACATTTAATCCACCTGAATCTGACTCATTTAAAAAAGTATCTAGAACTATTGAAACTCTTTATTCCGGAGCTAAGATATTAGGTCACCCTATGATGTTAGACTGGAATATGTGTGAGAATATGACTAGACCTGTTGCTGATACTTGTAAAGTTAATTTTAATTATGCAATATCTGCTCCTAGAATGTATAAAGGTCGTATTGAGTCTTTAGTTAGTAGAATAACTGGTTTTGCAGATATGATCCAGTTAACTCATTTAAAGATACAACAAGTTTTAGCTAGAATAGTACCTGATGGTGTTTACTTAGATATGGATGGTTTAGCAGAGGTTGATTTAGGTAATGGTACTAATTACAATCCAGCTGAAGCGTTGAACATGTATTTTCAAACTGGTAGTATTGTAGGTAGATCCTTAACTCAAGATGGTGAATTAAATAGAGGTAAAGTTCCAATACAAGAATTACAAACAGGTTCTGGTGGTTCTAAAATACAGTCTTTAATAACCACGTATCAGTATTACTTACAAATGATACGTGATGTAACCGGTTTAAATGAAGCTAGAGACGGTAGTAACCCAGATAAAAACTCATTAGTAGGTTTACAAAAACTAGCTGCTGCTAATTCAAATACAGCTACTAGACATATTCTACAGTCTAGCTTGTATTTAACTTTAAGAGCTTGTGAAAACATATCGTTAAGAGTTGCTGACTCTTTACAATTTCCTTTAACAAAACAAGCTTTGGAAAATAGTATATCTGCTTTTAACTCTGCAACATTAGAAGAGTTAATGAAATTAAATATACACGATTTTGGTATATTTATAAGTTTAGAGCCAGACGAAGAAGAAAAAGCTCAGTTAGAACAAAATATACAAATAGCTTTAAAGTCAGGTCAAATATACTTAGAAGATGCTATTGATATTAGAGAAGTTAAAAACTTAAAGCTAGCTAATCAATTACTTAAGTTTAGAAGAAAGAAAAAGCAAGAACAAGACGAAGAAACTAAACTTAAAAATATAGAAGCTCAAGCAAATGCTAATGCTCAAGCTGCTGAAAAATCTGCTTTAGCTGAAATGCAAAAACAACAAGCGTTAACTGAAAGTACTGTACAAGTTGAAAAAGCCAAGTCACAGTTTGATATACAGAAAATGCAAATGGAAGCTCAAATTAAAAAACAAATAATGGAGCTACAACACGGTTATGATATGCAGTTAGCATCTGTTAAGGTTCAACAAGAAAAAGCTAGAGAAGAATTTATAGAAGATAGAAAAGATAAAAGAACTAGAATATCAGGTACACAACAAAGTGAAATGATAAGCCAAAGAAAAAATGATTTACCTCCTAAAGATTTTGAACAAGGAGAGATAGGTATACAAGATTTTATGCCACAATAAATAAAAAAATAACTATTATATTATATTATGTCACAAAAAGAAAAAGAAAAACCTATAGTTGATGATACTAAAGAAGGTTTAAAAATAAAAAAGAAACCAAGTTTAAGGAATAAAACTCCGCAAACAACTAAACTTGATTTAACCAAAAAACAAGAAGATGCCGTTCAAGAGTCAAAACCAGAGGAAACTGTGTTACGTTCTGATGAAGAAAAACAAGAACAAGTCGTGGGATTGCAAGAAGTGGGATCAACACACGAAAAAGAAGAAACTACCAAAGAAGCTAAGGTAGAAGATAAAAAACAAGAGGAAGTTAAATCTCCTATAGTTGAAGTGATTAACGAAGAGGTAAAAGAAACTACTAAAGAGTTAAAAGAAGCTGTAAGAGATGAAAAAGTAACTGGTAAAAAGTTACCTGAAAATATTGAAAAGCTAGTTTCGTTTATGGAAGAAACTGGTGGTACTGTAGAAGATTATGTTAATTTAAATAGAGATTATTCTAAATACGAACCAAAGTCTTTATTACAAGAGTACTATAAAAAAACTAAACCACACTTAGATCCAGAGGAAATAAGCTTCTTAATGGAAGATAATTTCTCATATGATGAAGACGTGGATGAAGAGCGAGATATAAGAAAAAAGAAACTTGCTTATAAAGAAGAAATTGCAAAGGCTAAAAAGTTTTTGGAAAGTTCAAAGAGTAAATATTACGATGAGATCAAGTTGAGACCAGGCGTTACTCAAGAACAACAAAAAGCTTTAGACTTTTTCAATAGATACAACAAAGAACAACAAATAGCTGAGCAACGTAGAAAAACGTTTAGAGAGAACACAAACAACACGTTAAATGACAAGTTCGAAGGTTTTGAATTTGATTTAGGTGAAAAGAAATTTAAATATAACATCTCTAATCCTTCTGCAGTTGCTGAAAAACAGTCAGACTTAAACACGTTCGTTAAGAAGTTCTTAAATAAAGAAGGTGAAGTTATTGATACTGTAGGTTATCACAAAGCTATTTACGCTGCTGACAATGCTGATACTATAGCTAGTCATTTTTATGAGCAAGGCAAAGCCGATGCTATAAAAGATATGATGGCTAAATCTAAAAATATAAACAATGATCCTAGGCCGCAGGCAACTGGTGATGTGTTTATAAACGGATTAAGAGTAAAAGCGGTTAATGGTGTTGATACTTCTAAGTTGAAAATTAAAAGTAAAAAATAACAATAACTAAAATTTAAAAAAAATGAGTTTTGTAACTGGCGGGAGTTTTCCTGCATCTTTAGTTCCTTCTCAAAAAAGAATGACATTAAGAGAAAATTATCTTTCTTTTGATGACGCTGCTGGTGGGAACTTCGCACAACAATATCTACCTGAGCTTTACGAAGCAGAAGTAGAAAGATACGGAAACCGAACTATTGGAGGTTTCTTGAGAATGGTTGGCGCTGAAATGCCAATGACATCTGATCAAGTAATTTGGTCTGAACAAAACAGGTTACACATTGCTTACAAAGCGGCTACAGCTGCTGATACTGGAGCTGGGAACGCTAATGCTACTTTAACTGTTGACTTGGCTAATACTGGTACTACTAACTGCGCTGTAAGAGTTGGTCAAACTGTTTTATTCACTGATAACGCTACTGGTTTAATATCTGGTAAAGGTTTAGTACAAGCGTTAGGTGATCAAGGTGGGTTTACAAATAATGTACTTAACATTTCTGTTTATGGGCAAGTTGGAGCTACTCCAATGACTGCTTTAGGTTTAAACGGTGCTTCTGTTAATTTATTTGTTTATGGTTCTGATTTTGGAAAAGGTGATTTTGGAAAAGGTACAATAGGTATGGAAGGTTCTATTGAGCCATCTTTTACTCAGTATCAAAATTCACCAATCATTATTAAAGATAACTTTAAAATAAATGGTTCTGACGCTGCTCAGATCGGTTGGGTTGAAGTTGCTACAGAAGAAGGTCAATCAGGTTACTTATGGTATTTAAAGTCTGAGTCTGAAACAAGACTAAGATTTGAAGATTACTTAGAAATGGCTATGGTTGAAGGTGAAGTAATGAATCCTGCTGATATTAATAATTCTAACATACCTTACGATTTCGGTGGAGTTGTTGGAGCCGCTGCTAATACAACTCAAGACGTTAAAGGTACTGAAGGTTTATTCTCTGCTATAGAAAATAGAGGTAATGTATATTCTGGATTCGCTGGTGCTGCTGCTCCAGGTTCAGGTGCTTTAGCTGATTTTGATGAGATCCTTAAAAACTTAGATAAGCAAGGTGCTATTGAAGAAAACATGTTATTCTTATCAAGATCTACTGCTCTTGATTTTGACGATATGATTGCTGCTGTAAATGGAGCTTATGCTAGTTCACAAGCTGCTTCTTATGGTTTATTTGAG